GATCTCTGACTGGCTCCTCAAATCTCCCAGGCCATATCGTTGCGCCTGCTTTGCAATGAGAAAATCGATTTTCCCTGTATTATCATGCTCTGGATCGTAAAGCGCGGTCCATCTCGACAGTTTGTACATCATCGCCTCATAAGACGGATTACCTGTCGAGTTATAGCACACCATTCCATAGGCAGGTGGGTAAAGCACGGTGCCCGTAGTCCCACCCATGAAAGAAATATACTGATCACAGGAAAAACCAGCATACAATTCTTGCTCATTCACATTGTCGATTACTTTTGAAAAGTGGAACTCGATCCTCCGCCATTCTCCCGGTGCAATATGCAGGTCACTCATCACCTCATCAGCAAGCACATCACCATTTCTGTCTTGCAGCGAAACTATACAACGCACATGCTCAAGATAATTCTCCTGGCTCCGGTTTTTTATGGAAAAGACCAGTGTATCGAAATCAGTCGGGTGCCCAATCGGGCATGCCCATCCGATGAATGACGAATTGTTGTATCTCTCCTCTACATGAGTAACAGGAAGAGGATTTTGAAGGTTCACAAGGATATTCTCTTTGCTGAACTGATCGACCAGTGATTTCCACTGCTCAAAACCACGAAGCCGATCCTCATGGTTTTCTGACACACCAAGCAAATACTGGGTGGCAAATTCACCATCAGCGAAGCCATAAAGTTCACAGTACAATTTTTTATGGCTTCCAACAGCGTGATCCTGTAAGGTTCTGAAAACTCCATTTGCAACATACCAACTACACGTTTCGTTTTCTTCTTTATTGCCAAAACCATGGGAGCACACTGCATTTGCCTGCACGCCCACATAAATGGTTTCCCCTTGATTCAAACTGATATGCGGAACCAGACAACTAATGTATTCTTCCTTTTCCGGCTCGATGTTGACTTCCATATCGGTCCGGAAACAAAGTGCAGAATCTGCCCGCTCGGCAACAGCAATACTGAAGCGCAGTTTGGTGATCGGGTTTTCTCTTGCTTTGATGTAAAATCTTAGCTCCGTCACTGTTAGATTCGCTGGCATTTCATACAGGCTAACCCAACCGCTGAAAGTGGACTCCGTATAAGCATAATAGAGCTTATTCTCGTGTAGGTTATATTCATTCAGAAGAAAAATACCAGCATCGTATTCCTCTGCCATTTTTCGACTAAACAGTTTTTCTGCAGCGCTTTCAGCACGAGGAAGAATATCCCGGACATGAGCGCCAAGGGAGTCATATGCTTTTCCCTCCGCGTCCACACGGGCATCGGCCACCTCCGTTGCGCCGTCTCCAGTTCCGGCCGCCAGCACCTCATCCATACGAGCATTCAGCTGCTGGGCGGTCGCATCGAAGGAGGCTTTCTGCTGGGTCATGGCTGTCTGCGCCGCCGTTACTTTCTGGGTGAGATCTGTAGTGGTCTCCTCCAGGCTCTCATCCACATGCTGCCTTGTCGCGGCGTTATCCTGCTGAACCGTCTGTGCCGTAGCCGCATTGTCCTGACGGATGGCCTGTTCCGTTGCATCGTTATCGGCCACAATCCGTTGCTCGGTTGCCGTGAAATGCTTCTCCAGCAGATCCATCTGCATATTGAAGTCTGAACACAGCGCCCAGTATTCTTCTTGCGAGATGTCCGTCCCGGCAGGTACGGCTTTCCGGCTAATATAGCTGTTGCCACTCGTCCTGTCGTAGACGATATTCTCCATCTCATAGGGCTTGGTATTGTCCCAGTAGCCGCAGTGCTTCGGAACAATCCGCTTTCCTACATATCTTGCCATTTACGTTTCCTCCCTGTAATCCACGATCAGGTTGCCTTCATCGTCCATTCCAAAGGCAAGCCCCAGCCGTTCATCTGTCTCAAATACCAGGTAGCCATCATCGTTGATGCTGGTCTCCACCAGTTCCGTATTGATGCGGTCCACTACATCGGAGAAGGACCCCTCTCCAAGGTTTAGCCCGTCATCCGAGTTGATGCCAAAATAGCCATCCTCCGTGGTAAAGCACTCGAATACACCATTTCGTACCGCCTCCGCAACGGATGCATAGGTCGCCGTCAGGATCTTCCGGTTCTTCACGGCCGCCCTCTCCACATAGAGAGTGAAGCTAAAGGAGCCGAGAATATCCCCGTCTGCGTCCAGCATGACCAGATCTACGGGATACCGGCCGCTCACTTCTGTCATGAAATCCGTAATGGTAATGACCAGCCGGTTGTTCACCAGCGCCACCTTGTCGTTGGATAGGGCTTCTGTGCTGTATTGGAATAGCCGTCCATCCGGTCTTGTACCGGAGTAAGCGAGAATCGCATCCTGCGGAATCGTATATTCCACGGCATTGACGTAGAGGGTACACCGAACCTTCCGGCTCTTGTGGTCGAACTGCTTCACGTGAACAACAGGAGGCACCAGGTGCTCCGTCAGCGATAGTTCAATATCCTGATAGATGGATACCGAACCGATCTGAATGATATCTGCCAATTAGCTGCCTCCTTCCTCCGGAGTTTCACCTCCAGGGTTTTCTTCATCTGTTCCAGGGTTATCCCCGCTGCCGCCATCATTGCCACCCTCGTTTTCTCCGCCGCCATCATCACTGGGGTTCTCCGGGTCTGTTGGATCATCGGTACCAGGGTTTTCCGGATCGGTGGGGTCATCGCCTCCACCTTCACTACCTCCTTCATCAGGGTCAGGAGGCGTTGCCGGTTCATAGCCGATGTTCACCCACTCTGTTCCGTTCCACAGCTTCAGCCTGTTCTCGATGGTATCAACCCAAAGGTCGTTTACAGAGGGGTTCAGCGGAGCCAGTTCCGCCTTGGTGATGGTGTCCTGATAGATGATCGTTTCCCCGCCGCCACCATGCAAACCATCAAAATCGATAGCCGTCTGCCAGGTGACGCCGCCGTCTGTGCTGACCGCGATGCCGTAGTCGCCGTTGCGGTACTGGCCGATCTTGATTTGCTTGGCTCCGTCCACCATGATGATGGCATCGTTCTCCCAGTAGAAGTTGTCCGTTCCGAGGATCTTCACCAGGGCTGTGCGAAGTGTACCGGAGCCAAGGAAGCTGGCATTCACACCCACAGCCTCGACGGCTGTCTTCACGACCTTATCCGCCGTATCCCAGCCAAGCCGCCATGTCTGCCCGCCATCCGTAGAAATGAAAAAGCCCCTGATGCCGCTCTTCCAGGCATAGGCGCTGTCTTCGATCTTTTCGCTTGTATGGGCATAGCGGATGGTGGAGCCATCCTCCTCCACACCGGAGGAATAGTGAAGGCCGAAGAGCCCGGAAGCCAGATTGTTGAAATACTCCTGCTGGACGGTCAAGGTGCGGATGTCCGTCACCTGTGTCTCCACACGGTTCACTGCTTCCGTTGCCAGCTGCGCTTCATCCCGAAGGCTGCCAAGGGAACCTGAAAGCGAGCTGTTCCGGCTGTACACGGCAGCATTGGAGAGCGTAATGCTTTTATACCGTTCCAGAAGCACATCGTATTCCGTCTCGGTGACCTTGCAGCTGACCTCGATGCCGAGCTTAGAGATATACACATGGACGGTATCGCAGAGGCTCACCCTCTCCGCCTCGGCAATATCCTGATACCCCGGCGTCTGCCAGAGCTGGAAGAAGTCGATCTTGATATCGATGTCTGGTTCGGTGAGCGATGTGTTTTTCAGGTACTTCTTGACATAGTTTCTCAGCTGTGCCTCTGTCGGCTTCTCCTCAAACTGACTGGTGCAATCCAGGACGGAGATCTTCTCATACGGCCCGTCATGCTCGATGGTGACAACCTTTTCCGGCAGTTCCATGAGTGTTCCATCCTCGCTGTGCTTCCAGTAAGGATGAACGCCTGTGATCATATTCTCAATGGATCGTTCCATCTTGAAATCGATCAGATTCTTACCGTACACAATCTTGACGCCATGGTCCGCGCCCCTGTGCCCATGCAGGAGCGCCGTGTACATATCCCACTCATACTCTCCGCCGTAGGTGTCCAGCATGGAACCATCCATCCCGCCGAGGCATCCGCGCACCGTCGCCGGACTGGTGATCGTGAAAGCAGCAGAGCTATCAATGTCAGTCCAGAAATCAAAGGGGCAGTCCGTGGTCACATGGCTTTTGATCGCAGCCATTGCAGCCTGACTTCCCTGGGCAGAGAACGGAGAAACCGTGATGAAGTTCTCCTGATACTGGATGTGCCGCGCCTGCACCTCCAGCAGTCCTGTCAACGGAGTTGTGATCTTATAGATCCGGAACGGCTGCGCGGTCGCCCTCTCGGAGGGCTTTGCGAGGATGATGTTGCCCTCGATCACATCCTCCGCATGGATGCCGAAAGACGGATACTCCATCTTCAGCTCATAGGCTCCGTTCCGCTTTTCCGTCACCAGGCAGGACAGAGCGTCGCAGAGCTTTCCGATGCCGTTGGTCGTGAAGACCGTTTCAGTTTCCGTATAAAGGCAAGGAATCATAGCGTCCACCACCTTGGCGTGATTTCCACATGGTCGATGGCCCCGTTCCAGGCGATGTGATTCTTGCCCGGCTTCAGATCCGGGAAGTCCTCGCTCTTCACATAACCATTGCAAAAGCCGGATGCAGTGTAAGCATTGTGGGTCTCACAGTTCAAATCGATGTACCCGTCGTTCTGGAGGATCTGGATCACCTGGTCTCCGATATACACATTGCCTGCTCCGCTGCCATAGACACGGATAATGGGCTTTGCATGAAACTCGTAGGGATTACGGAGCGTGGTTTCTTTCGTAAGGATCAGCTTCCGCTGCCCGTCCACACTCCACCGCTGCGGCTGGCAATGGAACACCAGCTTCATCGTTGCGCCTTTTCCTCGCTTCGGCTCGAAGGAAATGGCCTCCTTGCAGATGCCCATGCGGAAGAAATCCGGATCGTAGGTATCGTGTAGAACCTGATATCCTGCAGGCGAGAGCAGCCAGCTTTTAACCGATGCCGTTCGAGGCGCGAGACTACCGGA